GCGAGCCTCGATTCCTGTATCCAGCCGGATGTTCCGCCATCCCCTCGGCTCGAATCGCTTCTCGGGGGCCTGCTCGAACGTCAGCAGCCCATTCGATTCCTTCATCCGGTCGGCCCGGAAGTCGTGCTCACGGACCCACTTCGCGGCTGCGTAGCGGCTGGAGAACCGATCCGACCGCACCTGAATCGCCTGCGTGTTCTGCCGCTCACCGACTGCCCCGAAGAAAAGAGCCCCCATGCCCACGGCCCGCTCGCCCTCGGCCGAAGCCAGCCAGGCCTCGAGCGTCTGGGAGCCCGCCAGGTGACGGGTCATCACTGCCCCGTTGTGCCGCTTGGCCATCGCCAGAAGGGCAGGGTCCACGTCATCGGTGCCGGGGACGAATGCGCGCATGAGCGCGGCAGAGAGTTCCGGGGCAGACGCAGCGGTACGGCCAGCATCCTCGGGCTCGAACGTGCTGGTACCTTTCTGACCGCCCCGGAATACGTGCGACACCTCGAGCGCGGCCGTCAGTCCTGAGAACTCGTACTCACAGAATCCCCGTTCCTCGTAGATTTCCCCGGGGATGTGGGGGCATCGGTAGATCGAGTCCCCGCAGATGGAGCAGTCCTGCCCCATGCAGCGCCAGCCGAAGGAGACTTCGCGGAAGATCCCTAAGTCCACCCGGCGGACGTGCGCCTCGCCCTCGGCATCCCTCGGCACGTAGTAGAGGGCTTCGAGCCAGTGCTGGTCCCTTGCCGCCAGGTCGGGGTTCTCCACCCGCGTTACCTTGGCCGAGAAGATCCGCCCCACTGGCTGGGTTTCGTAGTTGTGCCCGTACATGACCGGGGAGCCGACCAGCAGCTCTGAGGCTTCGACCAGGCTCTCACGGGAGAAGCGGGAGTAGTAGAAATCCCGCTGGGTGTTGGCGACCATCATCCCACGGACGATGAAGTCGTCCGGCTGGACCTTCCGGCCCGATAGGCTCTGGATCTGCGGCAGGTACCTTGCCCGGAGGCTCCGCTCGTGCTCGGGCTCGAGCCAGAAGCCCGTGCCAACCTGTCGGTCCCGGGCAGCATCCTGCCGGGCTAGAAGCGATGGACTGGTCAATGGGCACCCCCTCGCCGTCGCTTGAACTCAGCGACCACGGGAACGCCACGGGCCACGGGGGGCTTGCCGCACTTGGGGCAGGCCACCTTGCCGTCTGCGTTGTGGATGTACGCTCGCTTGCAGGTGTCGCAGAAGTGGGTCGGCAGGAACCGCACCGACTCAGCGCGAGGGCGTACCGTTGCGGAGCCAGGCTTCAAGGGAGATCCGTTTCCCAGGGGTGGAACCGTTCACACCAGGCTGCAACCGTTTGACGATGGGCTCGGGAATGTCCCGCTCCATCGGTGAGACGACAGGAATCATTGTGCAGCGGCAGTTTACCACTTCGCCCGCGTCCCCGCAGTTGGGGTCACCGGGGAACATGAGCCGGGCACCGCTGGGTTCAGGTGCCACCCACTCGGCATCCAGCGGGATGGGCGGCATGGCCCCCAGTTCCTTGTGGCTGTCCCGGACGTGCTCATCCCCGGAGGTCAGCCATTCCTTGTACGCCACGACCCCCGACTGGCGATAGCCCTCCAGCGTCCCGAAGTTGTAAGCGGCAGAGGTTTCCGTCCGCGCGATCCGGCTCGCACGCTCCAGGCGGTCGCCCATGACGCCATCCACTTCCATCAGCGCCTTGTCTAGTTGGGAAATGGTCTTGTCCAGCCCGGCCCCATCGGCGAAGGCATCGGACAGGGCCGCTTGCAGGTTCGCGCGCGTGGTCGCGTCAATATCCCGCACCAGCTTGGCCCCCTTGTCGTCGATGAAGGCCCGTGCCTGCGAAGCCTGTAGGGCGAACGACAGATCCTGAGCCAGTTCGGCGATGGCGTCGTCTCCAGCGTCGGACACAATGCCCCGAATCAGTCTCCGGGCCTTCTTGATGGCGGCCGGGTCGTCCAGCTGGGCCAGGATCTCGTTCAGCTCGTAGGCCCTAGACTGTGCCCGGATGGCCTTCTTCACCCGCTTGGTCTGGGCGAGGAAGTGCCGCCGGGCGAACGTGGCGACCTTGGCCTCATGCGACGCGAGCCTCCGTGAAGCCCTCGCCCTCTGCACGTCCCGGTTCATCGCGCGGTCGAGGGTTCGTGCCCTCTGGGGTTCCGGCTCCGGGTTTGCCGGGGGTGTACCCGGTGGTAGGGCAGAGGGCGGGGGTTCAGGCGGATTCTTCGCATTCTCCAGGTCCACCTCGGCCTGTTCGCGGGCCAATGCAGCCGACTGCATGCCCATAGGCACGAGGATATCGTCCAGCCCTTCCTCGTCCCCTCTCGGGGGTAGACCTTGATGGTCCCTTGCTTCGGCCCGCGACACATGGGGTGCCCCCGTGGCTTTGTTCCACATCTCGGCCTGCTTGAGCCAAGCCTCGACCATGACCGGATCGTTCGAGAAGTCGTACTCGCAGGAGACGTTGAAGCCGAACTCCCCCGACCCAAGAAGCGACTCGTTCAGCTTCTGGGCGATGCGCGTCGTCGCGGGCATGATGCCGAAGCGGAGGAACAGCTCCATAGACACCGAAGCCACGTCAGAGTTAAGCCCGGTCCCGCCCTCCAGGTGCCCCGCCAGCATCGGGGGGATCTTGAAAATCTTGTACATCTCCGCGCTGGTCATCTTGTAGCTCTCGATGAACTGCATCTCGGCCATCGTCAGGCCGGCGCGCACGTACTTGAGCGCCTTCGGGAGCAGCACCGGGTCCCACGAGTTTTCCAGCCCCTGCGAGTGCTTGCGGAACTGGGCCTTGAGGCGTTCCACGTCGTCGTCGTTGATCGCGTTCTCGGTGGAGTAGTGCCCTGCCGCCTGAGCACCCTTCTGGTAGAACAGACGCTGATACCGTGCGCTGTCCCGCTGCGTCTCGTAGGCGAGGCTCAGGGCCTGCAGCCTCGAGACTCCCAGCGCGCCCATCTCGGGGTCGTATCGCTTGAAGTGCACGATCTGGTCGCGCGGGACCTTGACTACTCGGCCCCCTTCCTGCACCTCGTAGCTCGTGACCGCGCGACCTGAGCCGTGCACCGGCTTGCAGGTGCCGGGATTGAGCATCCAGAACTGCTGCACCTTCCGAGTGCCCGCAAAGTCCTTGAATAGATAGGCGTTCCCGAAGATCTCCAGCGACCCCACCAGGTCCTCGGTCAGTTCGTAGCCGGTCTGCTCGGTGTTGGCCTTCGCCCACATGTCGGCGATGTTCCCGGGCGCGCGCTCCAGCTCCCGCTTGCGGTCACCCTCGCCCACGTAGAACTTCAAGGGGGTAGCCGCGATGGTGCTCTGGTAGAGGTCCACGCAGAACTGGACGGTTGGCACCAGACGGTAGGCCCACGGGAAGTCCGTGTACTCGGGCGTGAGGTTCCACGGGCGGCCAAGCTGCCACGCCGTCCCCATCGGGATCTGGCTCGCCGACATGCCACGGGTCAGGGGGGCGAAGGCTCTGGCGATGCCGCGCGTGATGACGCTCATTGCCTAGCCTTCCTTTCCATGACGGTGCCCACCACGTTCAGGAGCACCCAGAAGATGATGCCCACGACTCCCAGCGCATACAGCGCGAGCCCCGCTCCGACGATGTACTGGAACAGGGCGATGGGCGTCATAGCGGGAGCGGCTGCCAGAACCGGCCGGTGTAGAACCCGGCCTCGGAGGCGCGCGATCCGGCGTTGCTGCCGTGCGTGAAGTAGATGCCGGGGCCAGACTGAGATGCGCCGATGCTGTTTGCGCGGTCGTGGTCTTTCAGGTCAAGGCATGTGATGCCGTTGATCATCGCCACTATGCGCGAGTGCCGGGGAATGGAGCCGAACTCGCTCGGGAATTGCAGCGGCGGCACCCATAGCAGGGCGACCTCGGCCGGGTCTTGGTCTACCGTGAACGGTGGCTGGATGGTGCAGTCGATGAGTTCAGGGGGAACCACCGGATCGTCGTGCCAGTGGTGAAGCATCAACTGCCACTTGCTGGACGTGTAGTTCCAGTGGAGCCCGATGCGGCCCTCTTGGATGGGGGCCGATGCGTAGCCAGTCTGCCACGGGGTAGGAATCTGGAACGGATCCCCAAGCGAGATACCCTGATACTTCTCGCCCGTGTCTGACCCCGCCGGGTTCGAGCGGTTCATCCGCATCGAGAAAAACATCGGCCCTTCAAAGACGCTCCAATCCGACACCGCCGAGTCGGGAACCGGCATGATCTGGTATCGCCTGACATACTCCCAGACCTTGTTCGCTCCAGCCGTGGTATCCAGGAACAAGCCCATGCCTAGCCGCTTATCCAAGGATATGACCGCATCACGGAGCCCAGCGTATGGGGGGCCACTGGCTCCGGTCGGGAGCGGGTCGCTGCCAATGCTCCAGGTATACCAGTCGTGAAAGCAGTTCGTGACTCCGTTCGGGTCATCGAACCATGCGCGCGGGTGGTGAGTGGAACGCAGTCCGTTGCTGGCCTGCTGCATCTGCGCTAGGTTCATCTGTCCTCACTTGAGCAGTGTGAGATCGCCCGACCCTCCCATCAGGTGGGAGTGTAGCGCATATCGGGCCGCATCGTAACCGTGGTCGTTCCGCTTGATGTTCCCCTCCTTCTCCGGCTGGGTCGGAGTCGTGGGCTCGGGCAGGAACTGGAGCAGCGGGATCTCCTCGTGCGTGCAGGTCGGCTTGCCGGAGTGGACCAGGTGAGGGTCGGGGGCCTCGCACCGTGCGTCTCGGATGAAGTAGCACCGGGCCGTGGTCGCGTTCGTCACCGGGTTGAGCCTCGGGGCCATAGCCTCGTAGAGCGTCTGGTAGCCAGCTTCCCTGTCCTTCACCGCCGGGTCGGTCGAGAACCCAAGGTTCTCGAGCTGGGCGCGAGCCTCTGCGTCTGCGTGGTCAGCGTAGGAGCCGGAGAACGACAGCCGGGGGAGCATGGGCCTGCGGGGCCACTTGTCCTTGTCCTGAGCCTCGAGGGCAGCGTTCAGGGCCGCCAGCTCCCGGGCTTCCTGAGCCTTCCCCACCTTGGCGTGGTCCGCGACCATCCGTTGAGAACGGTATATCTCCCGGTAGAGATACCAGCGTTTCTCGGGGGAGATCGCCCACCACTGCCAGACGAAGGGGGCCGTGTAGCCGAAATCGACCGACCGGACCCGCTTCCAGGTGGGCGGGGGATACCCACCCCACTCGGCCCATGACGCGGGCCGGTCGATCACATGGAACCGCTCGTCGAAGTGGTCGAACAGGGAGCCCTCGAACGCCACCCACTTGCCCAGGACGAACCGCTCCCGATAGCGCCCGGTCAGGCTCTCGAGCCAGAGTTGGTACGCGGGGGGCAGATTCTCCATGTTATCCGCGAGCCCGGCGACGATACACTCTCGCAGGACTCTCCCGGCGGGGAATGCCTTCCCGTTGAGCAGTCGGGTTTCCTTCTCGCTTCGCTGGACGTAGCTGGAGCCGTGGGCACAGCGGTCGGGTCGGAAGCGTCTGTAGAGGAAATGACCTGTCCCGCCAGGGTTGCAAGCCAGCCCGAGTTGCTGGAAGGGGATGCGGTTACCCAAGCGGTCGGTCCGTTGGCGTAGACTTCCGCCGATTGCGACGAACTCTTCCTCGTCCAGTTCCTCCGCTTGGTCCGTAAAGTTTGCCATGAACTCGCCACTGAGCATCCTTCCCGGGTTGTCCAGCCCTGCACACAGGATCTCGGACCCGTTGGGGTAGTAGAGGGTCGAGCCACCGTCAGCCGATGGGTTCCAGCCCCACTGCTTGTGAGCCGGCGTGATCGTCTCGGTGAGCAGGGTCACCAGCGTGGTCTTGCCCATGTGCTCGCGCTTCTTGCGACTGAGCACGATGCGGGCTCCGGGGATGGTGCGGCAGAGCCAGTCGGCCTTCTCGCAGATCGTCCGCGACTTGCTCGAGCCACGGTGCCCGGAGTACAGCAGCTCGGGGGCCTGCGACCAGTGGAACCGCTCTTGCGCCCAGCTGTTCGTATCGAACCCGGCCCCCGGCTTGTGGCGGGGGTCCATGTCGGGCTCCAGGATCTCAGCTTGCGACTCTGGTTTCATCAATAGTTTCTGCCCCGAACTTGCTAACGCTAAACAGCTTGGGAGCAGCGAAGATAGCGTCCAGTTCGCCGATCTCACCGACCCCGTGATAGGCGGCGGATTTCTTCGGCATCTCGCCTCGGTCGAGCAGCTCGGTGGCGCACTTGACCCGCTCTCGCACGTCCACGGACTCGTCGAGCATGACCTTGACCAGGAAGTTGACCGCACGGACCTGCATGGAGGCCAGTAGCTTCTGGGCGTCTTCGCGGGCCTTCTTGCGGAGGTCGGTCAGGGCTGAGGTCGGCCTGCCCCCCATCTTGCCGTTCTCACGGGCGGCGGCCTTCTGTAGTTCACTCATTCTCCCACCTGATTCTGGAGCAGGATGCGTAAGCCTGCCAGGTCGGTGCGGCGCGGGGTCATGCGCTTGAGTCGGAGCCGCTCGAGCCGGTCAGGGGGACAGTAGTGCTGGAACCACGCGGTTGCGTCCATCGGGTTGTGGTGCCAGTACAGGTGATGCCCCGCGCAGAGAATCACGAGGTTATCGAGATCCCAGCGCAGGCTTTGGATGCGCCGAGAGTATACATGATGCCACTGGAGTCGGTTGAGCGTCCCGCACCACTCGCAGCGTCTCCCGGCCCGGATCATGGTGGCCTCTCGGGCCAGCCGGTCCAGGTCCTTCACAAGCGAGCGAAGGTTCAGGGCACGCTTCGGCTTTCCGTAGCCCAGCAGGACCTTCCGCTTGGCCCTCTTACGGGGGAGCGTCATCAGCCCACGCTTTCGTGCACATGCTCGCCAAAAGCCTCGAGGAACGCGGCCACCTCGGTCGGTGAGATCGAGAGTTTGAGCACGACCTCGAAGCCCCCGCCGACGCTAGGCTTTGGGGCTTCGAAGGTCATCCCGGAGACTCTAGTTCCCAGCAGATTGAGTAGGAGTTCCCTTCTCTCGTCCCGCGTCATCTGCGAATCCACCAGAGAAGGTCGATGATGTAAGCCTGTGCTGGGCTTGCAGGTACTGCCAGGCATACGGCCACTGCGAGCAGGACGACGAAGTAGACCAGTGCGGTTCTCATGGGATGGTTCCCTCTCGGGTCAGGTTGGATGGAAGGTTGTGCAGCCGCCCGGCATCGACCAGCAGGCCGAAGTCGGTGGGCCTGCCCAGTTGCCGGGCCTCTGCCCCTGTCATGTAGCCCACGAACTCGTAGGTGGGGGCAAAGCCTCGAGCCAGGATGAACGTCGATGTGTCCTTGTCCCTGTCGGGGTAGAAGATGAGCCCCCCGTTCTCGTGCCGGGTCCAGCGGATCTCCACCTTCCCCGCGTCTACATGCTTGAGCCCTGACATGCCGGACCAGAACCGCCCGCGCATCTTGCACCACGCCAGCTCGGCCAGCGCGCCCTCTATCTCGTTGTCCCAGGACGAGGCCATCTTCTGCGACCGCTCGGACCTCATGCCGTTGTGCTTCATGAACCTGCGGAGGATGCCGTGCGTGGCCCCGGCGTGGATCTCGTCCGGGCTCAGGGTCACGGTGTAGATGGTCCCCGTCTCGCTCACGTCTCCGTCCCTTCCGCCGCTATCTTCTTCCACTCGGCGATGCAGGCGTCCACCGCTTCCTCCATCGTGTCGCCGCCCATCTCGACGCTGATGATTCCGTGGGGTGCCGGGCCGCCTCTCCACACCGTCGCCCGGAACTGACCATCGCTCACGCCGAGAGTCGCGTCCTCAGCCCACGGCAGGGCGGAGAGTAGGCGCTTACGCTCCGCGCCCATCATGGAGGTGAATCCCTTGGTCGGGCTCATGTCGCCTCCACGTTCTTCATGGCGCGGATGGCGGACTCGGCGTAGTCATAGGCTTGCAGGGCGTGGATGGAATCGGTGTTTTCCTCGGCACCAAGGCGCAGGCTGGCGACCTTGGCCGCCGCCCTCTCCAGCGCCGCGTCGTGCTCGGCTGCGAGGGCGCGGGCGATGAGGTCGATGACGGTCGGGGCCTTGCTCCCGGCCAATAGCACCGTGCCGTCCCACGCCTCAAGTACGGCCCGCGCCTTCTCCATCCACGGGCTCAGGTGATCCGGGGTGGGGCTCACGCTCCCTCCGCGCACGCCTTGAGCACGAGCCACATCTTTGCGGCGTGCTCGCGGCTGATGGGCATGGGAATCGCCGCAGAGTCGTGGGGGCCTCCGATGCATTGGGCGTAGAGCCACAGACCGCCCTCCGGGTCGCTGTCGGGTCGCCCGAGCCAGTAGTGGTATCGTTCGGCTGCGACGTACAGCAGGGTGGGTGCGCTCACTTGCCACGCTCCAGCCCGTTCAGCGTGTCGCGCACCGCTTCGGCTTGCTCACGGGTGAGAAGGGTCGTCACGAACGAGCCGTCATAGGTAGCTTTCACGCGGCCGTTGAACTCGAAAGCCTCAAGCGCGTACCTCGGCTTCGGAGCCCGCTCGGCTTCCTTCGCCATCCTCTCGGCGTCTTCGGCGAGCGCGGCGCGTCCTGCGATAGAGCACTCGCAGCAAGAGTCATCGGCCAAAAACCGGTCAGCGGAGTCGGGGAACTGACGAAAGTGGTGCTTGCACGCCTCCACCGCCTGCCGCATCGCAGGGGTGGCGAGCAGACCCTCCGCGTCCAGGGCTTCTGCAATCCACCTGAACGTGTCCCTGTCCCCCGCGATCCCCCAGCGCAAATGCTGCGCGTGCTGCCGGACGCATTCCTCAGCCTTCTTGATCTGCTCGTTCATCTGTCGGCCTCCTATTCCGTTCACTCCGTTACCTCGCCTGCCCAGCGTGACACTTCGTGCAGACCTTCGGTTCCTGATGGCACTTCACCATCTCGGCCTCGCGCTTCGACTTCGGCCCGATGCTCCAACTCGTGGCGTACTGGAACGCGCACCCCACCAGCGCCGACAGTAGCAGCACCAGCGGCCAGTACCGCCAGATTTCCGCCTTCGGGTGGTGCATCAGTCTGACCAAAGGAAAACTGCGTCCATCGCAGGCACCGATACGGTCGTCACCCCGCTCGTGCTCCCAATGCGCTTGTATGTCCCGCCCAGCGGCGCGTTCCAGGTACTGGACCCGGTGTTCACCACCACCACCCCGTGATCGAACTTGGCCAGCCATCCGGTCGGGGTCAGCCTCGATGTCGCCCCCTTGGGGTAGCCAAGCCAGCCGGTATAGCGGCCGGTCGGGTCCGGCTTTCCGGTCGGACTGACCGCGTACTCGGGGAACCACCACGTGCCCTGCTCTGGAGTCCCGTAGTAGTGGCTCGTCCCGTGCTCCGACCACGCTCCGGTGAGGCAGGCGACCCCCAGCGTGTAGCGGGCCAGCCTCGCGTTCCCCGTGGTCCCGACCGGGGACTCGCTCTTGAGCCAGTCGCCAGGTTCCTGCTTGATCGCCATCTCGAACGAGGTCAGGGAACTGGGGAAGCCCTCCAGCATCCCGCCGTCCAAGGGCACCCGGTCCTGCCCGTAGGGGCCGCCGTTCCCGTAGACCAGCATCCCGTCAGCCTGCAGGGCCGCCACGAGTCTCCGGGTGTGGTAGAGCCGACTCTGGTCATCGTCCGGCGTGATGCCGTAGCTGCCGGTGCCGATCACGTTCAGGTAGTCGAAAAACCACCCATCCGGCCGGGTCCGCCGGGATAGTCCCACCCATAGCCTCGTCAGGGTGTCGGCGAGGTCCGCCTGCTTCCAGTCCAGCGGGAAGCCCGAATAGGCGGGAGCCCCGGGCAGCCAGCCGTGCGCCCAGTTCGTCGCCCGCTGCTGCTCCCCGTAGAACGTGGTGTCCTTGGGGTTCAGGACGAACGACGAGTCCAAGTGCCAGTTGGTGAGCTGGTGGTAGAACAGGAGCCTGCAGTTGGGGTTGTAGTAGCGGAACCGCTGGAGCAGGTCGGGACGCAACTCGCAGGCGTTCGGGTTCAGGGTCACCATCTGGTAGCGGGCCGTCTGCCGGATGAGGTCGTCGTCCAGCTTGCCGTCCGACTTGACGAACGGGTAGCCCCCCGAACTCCCCCCGTGGTAGCTCGCCAGTCGGGGGTACGGCTGGGCCATGCACTCAGCCACCTGAAGCACCACCCCCAGCAGGATGGCGAACAGGATGACCACTCCCCAATAGGTCCGCGCTTCCTTGGCGTTCATGCTTCACCCCCGGTCAGATCCAGAACTTCTTGGGACAGTCGTTTCGCAGCAATCTCACAGTAACGCTCCTCGATCTCGATGGCCTTGCGACCCAAGTCCTTCGCGGCCCGGAGCGTGGTCCCGCTGCCCATGAAGGGGTCGAGTACAGTCTTGGCGGGCATCTTTGCCAGCAGCCAGACCATGAACTCAATAGGCTTCTGGTATGGGTGGCCGGTTGCGTCTGAGTCGCGGCCAATGCGCGGCGTGGAGTCGGAGAACCAATCGGTCCCGCCCATGAGCAAGAACCCATCACGGCTCAACACCCAGACCGGCTCGACGCTGTATGACATGCGCCCACCGAACTGCGGCGACGGGTCGCGCTTGGATAGGTACACGGCTCGATGCTTGGTAAGCCCTACGCTATCGGCGCGGGAGAGCAGGGCGAGCGTTCTACCAGCCGGGTAGAACGCGGCGCACGGGGTCCGTCCGTCCAACCAATCGACGGCACCATCGTCCCAGTCCTCCCTCACGATACGCCCGGCCGGGTTTCCGCCCTGCGCTGTCCCGTTCCGCCGCCTTCCACCCGTCCCGTATGGAGGGTCAGTCACTATAGCGTCCGCCGACAGCCCCGGCAGCACCTCCCGGCAGTCCCCGTGGTAGATGGTTATCCCTGAATGCTCGTAGTAGGGCCTCACGGCTCCATCCCCTGTCCGTATGCGTTTTCACCCCGCGAGGGGCTAGACGGGCCGTTTCCGTTCGCCACAGGCGTTTCTAGAGCTGGTCCCACGGTGGACACCCACGCTGCCGCATTTCGGCCTGAGCGCGTTTTCCGACGCTGACCTGAGTCTGTGACCACCCCCCGCCGTCCCAGCGCCCAGATGCGGCTGGAGACGGTCTGGTGCCGCATCTCGAGCTGGACCTCCACCTCATCGGAGGTGGCCCCCCGACTCCCGGCCTCCGAGATGACCCGGAACACCTCGGCTTCGATGCGACCCAGGTGCGGGATGATGGAGTCGAATGCTTCCTGACTGGTGTCTGTGAAGTTGATCTCCAACTGCGGCAGAAGCCTGCCCATTGCTCCCTACCTTTCGTTAGTCCCTAGCCTCGACCCGTTCCTGCTTGATCTCCAGTAGACGCTTCGCTGGCGGGGTCAGGTGCCGTAGCTCCGACCGCCATATCTCCGTGTCGGGGGGGAAGTCGAACCCCAGCCGGACCTTCCCGCCCTCCACTCCCAGGATGATGATAGCCCCGTCTCCGATCAGGACCATTTCGCCCACGTTCCTATTGAGCCTGAGCACGTTTCCCCCTGAGAATGGACCGGGGGGCCGATGCCCCCATCGTGAGGGTGGCGTGCCGGAAGATCCGGCGTCCCCGCCAAGGGCACCACCCTACCCCCCGGAGCCTCATCGCACCGCTTCCCTGTCGCGGGGCACGTCCCTGTACCCCGCAACCATGATGCCCGGCATCTCCAGCAGCCGGATGTGCAGACGCTCAAGGTTCGCGCAGAACGCATCCAGGTGCATGTGCAACTGGCCGATGTAGCCCTCATCTCGCGTGATGCGGACGATGTGCGACGGCAGGAGCGGGTTATAGAACAGGTTATCCACCCACTGCCGGTTGGGGTCTACCAGCATCTGCCCCATGCACTGGCTCACATGGTCCTCGTCGTTGCATCCCAGCATCGCGGCGACGTGATTCTTGGCCGAGACGCACTTGACCTCGAGCAGCCCGACCTCGCCAACGAGCCGGTCGGGAGAGGCTCCATACCGCCCATCGTCCGAGAGCATGAAGCCCCCCGGCACCGTATCCACGTCCCGCTCGAACTCGTAAGCCTTCACGGCTTCCAGCTCCAGCAGGTTGCCGCGCTGCATCAGCGGTGTGATGACCCCGCCGGCGGATTCCTCCAGCGGGCGGCCCAGCAGTCGTTCCGCCAGCAACTCGTGGGCATAGCCCACCATCTGGCTCGATGCCTTCCGGGTCTTGGGCGTCATGATGCGGTCGAAGTTGGACGCGGTGGGGATGCCCAGCCGCATCTGGAGCCACTCGGCTGAACCTTGGACTACCGGGTGCGCCCTCACGAGAGGGCCTTCCGCTTCTTCTCCAGCAGGACGATGGCCTCGGGGTACTGAGCCCGCCGCAAGTCCATCACGCGGGTGATGTTGAACCGCGCGCAGAACCTCGAGCGGTCGGACTTCGTTTCCTCGATCAGAGCCTCGAGGTTCGCCACTTGGTCAGCCGTGACCGGGGTCGGGTCCACCTGTTCGTCCGGGTCCGGCTCGGTCAGGGAGAGGCCCAGGACCGCGATCAGAACCTGCCGCTTGGCGAAGGTCAGGGCTGCCGCCACCTTCTGCTGGTCGCTCATCCCGGCCGGGGATGACGTTGGAAGGGTGAACTCGGCCTTGATGAAGTGCCCGTCCGAGTGCCGGAGCGTGCAGAAGCACGTCAGGTGCTCTTTCTCCGCACGGGTGTCGAACGTGAACGACAGGCCATGAGCGGAGAGTCTGGGCTTCACCGTGTCCATGATTTCCTCGAGGTCCGCGTAGGTGTACCGGAACTCCGTACCCCCACGGCTGGCGATCTTCGCCTCTCGGTTTTTCTCGATTGGCGGGCAGTCCTGCTGGAACGCTGCGAATGCCGCATTGAAAGCGAGCACCGCGTTCGAGTTCCGCACCCGGTCGTACAGGTCCACCAGCTTGGCGAGCGCATCCACCCCACCCTCGCCACGCTCCAGCGCCTTCTCGAACAGCCGCTCGATGGTTCCTAGGCTCATGCCCTGCTGGAGCACCAGCCCCGTGGGTTCGCTTCTCACGATCACCTCAGACATTTCGGCCTCCGTTTCCTCGGTCGTACTCTCGTCTCGCATCGGCCCTGCCCATCTCTGACTCTTTCGCCGCACCGTCCGCGCAGTCCCGGTGGGCGATGCCGCGCTCAAGCTGCCACGGTCGCTTGCTGGTTTCCACGCTTTCCTCGCCCTCCAGTATCGGGTCGAGACAGATCCAGCAGCACTCACCCACGAGAGATGCCAACTGCGCGGCGGGCGATGCGCGAGTGCCGGGCGTGGAGCCTCGAGGCCCGATCGGACTGCCAGAGGTATTCCGTCCAGAACTGCTCGCGCGATGCCAGCGCGCCGGGCGTGTGCTGCCAGTCCCTGAACGCTTCCTCGGCCCGCTTCATGCGCTCACCGTAGACCAGCAGAATCAGGTTGAGCCGCGCGGCCAGGTGCCGGACCAGTTGCAGGTGGTTCATCGTTCCTTCCATAGCCTTCCCCCTCTCAGCCGAGTAGTACGGCTGGCAGCCAGAAACATACGCCGAACACCAGCAGCATCCAAGCGAAACCAGCAGCGAGCAGTCGCAAAGTTCTCACCACGCACCATCCGATCCCTTGGGGTACGGGATGACGGTTTCGGCCTTCGGCTCCAGAGACTTGAGCATTTCCCGGAAGGCCGCTGCCAGGATGACCGCGCACATGACGGCTTGCACTTCCTCTCTCGTCTCCACCTGAGCGTCCTCCATTCGTTCCTGCTCCGCGCGCTCGCGCTCCCACTCACGCCGGTTCATCGGGCGGCCCTGCGGGCGATGCGCGCGGCCTTCTTTTCGGCCCTCTGCTGCTGCGCGTAGGCGTCCGCCGCGAGCAGGAACACCCGCGCCAGCGGGAGCACGTACTCCACCCGCCTGCGCCGCTCCCGGAACCCGATGAGGGCTCCAGGATAGAGACTCACCGTGACCGATCCACGGATCAGGTCCACGCGCCTGCGGACGGTCTTACGTAGGTCGGTCACCGCGCGCCCCCTGCCCGGTGGGCGGCGAGGGCGGCGTTGACACCGGCGAGCGGGCCGCACAACTCGGACGGCGCGTGGTCCCATGCGAGGTCGGCCGCGTCCGCCAGTAGCCCCGCCAGCCGCTCGGCGTCGTTCCGGTGCTCATTGCGCTCGGCGCAGACGCGCAGGTATCCCGCGTTCGCTTCAAGCAATTGGGCCTCCGCCCGTTCGCAGCGGGCGATGAGGGCTTCCACGTCCGCCTGTAGTGCGTCCATCGTGGCATGCGGAAGGTCAAGCACGGCGCGCCGAGGGTGGGTGCGGTCAACGCACGTCTTGAGGCGGCCGAGAGTCGAGTCCCCGGGAACGTGCGTCTCGTGTTCGCGGCAGTCGGGGCAGGTCACGCGGCCGCAGGTCTGGCAGAAGTCCAGCGAGAAGCCAGCGTCGGGGTGCGTGCTGCACTCGATGCCGCAGGCGCAGATGCCGCGCGTGATGCCGTGTTCGTCCGTAACAGTGGCCAGCGCCAGCGCGCCGGGCTTCGATTCCGTCTGCTTGTTCATCTTCCCTCCGTAGGTTTCGGTTTGCTTCGGCGGGCTCGACTCACCGCACCCACAACATGTGCCCGCTCTCCCAGACTGACAAGGGGGGGTCGGCCAGATGGAACGAGAGTTCACAAGTCGAGCGGGAAAGTGTACCTGTAGGAACGTGTCAGAACTGACACGGTAGATTTCTAGCCGGCCAGTTTCTTATCGTGTCAAAATGGCCCGTTGACGAAAGAGGGTAACCCCATATAATCCTCCGTTTAGGAGGGGATGGGAGAGGGACCCATCCCTATAAGTAGGTAGTAGGTTAGAAGTTATGGGTTGGGCTGCTCTTGAATGCGAGCGGAGCGAGCCCTACGCCTCTTGCAGTTCAGGGGGTCCGGCAGGTAGCACCAGACCCCCCGAAGCCTGCCCAGGTTGCCTAGAGGCTGCGACGGTTCAGCAGGCCATTGCCGAGAGCGGCCCACTCCCGGACATTCTTGGAGCTGGAGTGGAGCCCGACCGCGATCACGACCGGGAAGGCTACCTGCCACGCCCAGAGGCCCCCAGCCTTCCACCACGGCACGGAGACGGCCGCCTGAGCCAGTTCCGCAGCTCCGGCCGGTGGGACCAGATTCGGCCACAGGGCGGCCAGCAGGTTGCCCAGGATGCTGACCACCAGCAGGGCCAGCGGGATGGCCTTGTTCACGAACACGGGCCACTG